CTAAGCGGCGGATTTGGCATCTTGGTTTGTGGCGATACCCTGGGCTGAAAGCCAAGCGCTCACTGACGCATCATCTGGGCTCGTGGGCCAGTCATCAGTCGTAGGGACTGAGGTCGCCAGGTCGATACGGTTCAACTGGACCCGGTAAGTTTTCCAGGCCTTCAAGGCCTCCACCTCACGGTCGTTGGCGATCTCCAGATCAACCGCATCCTGCAATGCGCCGATTTGGGCTCCAGCGTATTGCATCAGCAGAGTCCGCCGCCTGGTTGCCGCATCACGCGCCGCCACTTGCTTTGCGGTCTGATCTTCCTGCCAGCTACCATCCTTCCACTCGTCGAACTCACCGGGCGCGGTCAGCGTCACCGAGGCGGGCAACTTGCCAAGCGCGGTCCACTGCATAGGAGCACCGTCTGCCGTGCTGTAGACCGTTGCGCCGCGATGGTCTTCCACCAACGACCATTTACCGGCCTTCCTCACGATGGCCTTGCCAGATGCGCTTGCTGGCGGCTCATCGAGATAGGCATTTGCGGGCGTTATCCAGACATCGGGCTCCAGCGGGCTAGGATCGGCCGAGGTACGACCTACCAGCTCACCGGTTTCAGGGTGCGTGCAGTAGGCAGTCGGGGGCGTCACAGCCGCCCACCAGGGCGCCAGAGGCGTCGCCGATTCTGTGGCGACTGTCTGACTGTCTTCTGGCAATGGTGCAGCTTCATCAGTTGGCATAGTGCCCCTCGTCAATACTTGATGCAGGCTAATAGGGCGATATTGCGAGGCCGAGCCTCGTTGCCGCCGCTCGCGCCTATGGAGATGGTGTGGGTGTGGTCACCCGCCGAGCTGGTGGTCTGTGAGGCGTCACCGCCGTAATACGCCTCATCACCGAAGACGGCGTTACCCTCACCCGATGCCCGGTCGTTTTTGAACGTCATTGTGTGGGTGTGAGCGCCCGCATTCGACGCGCTGGCCGAGTGGTTGTGGCTCAGGTTCTGGCTCCCCTGGCTGGAATGGAGCACGCGGCCAGAGTCGACACCGCGACCGTCGTCCCACCCGCGCAGGAACTCACCACGCAGGTCCGGCAGGTTGAACGTGGTAGAGCCATCGCCGTTGCCATAGTTGGTGCCTATCACGGCGTAGAGGGCTGCATAGGCGGTACGGCTGATCGCAGCACCATTGGCTTTCAGGAAGCCAGCGGGGGCACTGGTGCTGGGGAAAAAGACAATTTCAGCGGTTCGAGCACCCGCCGCGTCTTGAACGAATTGAGTCGTCGCTAGCTGCCCCGTAGCCGCTCCACGCGCGGCTGTAGGCGCCGAGGGCGTACCGGAAAAAACTGGCGACTCGGTGAAGACATATTCGCGCCACGCGCTCCAAGCGCCTAGGTTGATGCTATTGCGCCAATAGGCCCTTCCTGTAGTGCCAAAGAACGTCTGATTTGCCCAGTTGCTGGAGTTCGTCCCGTTAGATAGGGACGAGACCAGCAAAATGCCATAGGTGGCAGGAATGGCCCCGGTCGTGGCTTCGGTAGTCTGATACCAGCCTGACTTGAGCATCTTTTCGTCAGCGTTTACTACAATAGCTGGACTTGTTGCGCCCAGCCCGAAAACGGCCATAGCCTGTTGGACGAATGCCGTAGTCGCGATGCTGGTGTCATTGTCGCCGACCGCTGCGGTAGGTGCAGTCGGATTGCCACTTAAGGCAGGCGAATCGAGCATCGCGCCTTCGCGCCACGGGAACCAGGTGCTGTCGTGCTTGACCCGGCAGAACGTACGCCCCCGCCCCACCCCGCCAGCGCCAAACACTTCGGTGGCTTCTTGGACGACACGGCCATCCATGCCATAGGTCAGCGTCTCGAAGTTAACCTGCACCGTGCCAGTGCTGCTGGCCGTGGGATAGTTGAGCGACAGTGCGTCGGTTTGGCTTCCTTCGAAGCGCGTGAAGGTCCCTAGCGCCGCGTCATTGAGGTTGAGTTTGGCGCCGTCTACGGCGGCTGCCCCGATCCCATAGGCATTGGAGACGGCTTTGGCAATCGCCTTTATTGCTGCTTTTAGCTGGGTATCATCGTCGGCCTTAGGCGTAAGGCCTGCCTCGGTCAAAACACCTACCAGCTCGCGTTGAACGCTGTTCAGCCAGCCCGCCTTGATCTGTGTGGCCTTGACGCCACCAGCGGCGCTGCCTTCGGTGAACTCCCCATTGGCATCGGCCGTGGAGGTACTGCTCCCGATCTTCTGCATTACATGGCTCCATAGCCGAAAATAAGAGTGGTGTGGGCCGGCTGCATGGCACTGAGCCGGCACTCAAGCGACTTATTGCCCCAAACGGCAAGCGCCTCACCCGCTGCCGCGCTACCGGCCTGGGCATAGAAGATGTTCACGGCCTGGGCATTGATCATCCACGCCGAGGTCCAGCCGTCGCCATTGATGGCATCTCCAGCCACAGCAATACCCGCCCGCGCGGGCCTGAATTCGGTGATGGTGATGGTGTAACCGAGGCTGGCCGCCAACTGGATAAAGAACGCGCGGGATTGCCCCCCTAGACCGCGCAGCTTGGCCATGACTGCGGCGATGCGCTGGCGCACGGTCAGCTCTTCCGAGACCACGCAGGGGTCGGGCAGCCCCAAGACGCGCTCCCACTCTGCCAAGGCGGCACCCGAATCCGGCCAGACCTGCTCGTAGAGGTGGTCGCCGTTGGTCTGCGCAGCATCCAGACTCGAGCCCTCGGCCGCGAGTAGCGCAGCCAGCAGCGGCGCTGCGCCGTCATAGGCGACTGGTGGCAATAGCAGCCTGAGTTGGGTCGCTAGGCCGCTCACGACAGTAGCCCTAGGGTCAGGGTGCCCGGCCTGATCCAGCCCACGGCGCCGGGGACATCAGTAGCGGCCACGTTTCCGGTCGGCGTGACAACGCTGTAGTCCGCTACACCCGCCAAGTTGCCGAGCACTGTGCCAATCCGGCTGCGCTTGAGTAGGGCACCGGGGACTAAGGTGCTCAGTTCCTCGCTATAGGCGGTCTGTGCGATCTTCTGGACGTCGGCGAGTGTGTAGCCGCTCGCTAATTCGATATTGGCCGTAGCGTCCACTGTGCGAATCAACGGCGCATAGACGAACACCTCGGCCGTCACCGGCCGTAGGGCGTCGATATGGGCCGCACAGGCGGCAATAACCTGGTCTGAGGGTGCGCCATTGGCGCCCGTAATCACGACGTCGACGGTATCGGGGCCACGCCGCTTGGGTAGTACCGTGGCGTCGGCAACGCCATCCACCTCTTTGGCCCAGCGCTTGTAGTCATAGCTGGCCCCACCGGCCGGTGGGTTGCGGAGTAGTTCAAGCAAGCGCACCAGCATAGCCGCTGGGCTCTCGACATCGGCACCGCCTGTTGTCGCCGTGCTCAGGCTGGCCATGGCATCAATGCCGAGAGGTGGGCTCGTCACCAGGACAGCCCCGGAAAGTCCATTCACTGCCGCGCCGGTTGTTTGAGCTACGACCGGCACCCGTGCGGATGCGGACGCACCGACCGTTACCGCCGCCGTCGACACAAACACAACAGCGCTAGCCGCATGCTTCAGGGTCGCGCCTTGCGGCAAGCTTGTGCCTTGAGTCCCGGTGATGGTCACGACGCCTGTAGCAGCCACAGCGGCCTTCTGCTGTAGCCCCCGATTGGCGGCATGGTGCAGCAACTCGGCCTCGTCGGAGGTGTCTGGGAAAATCTGCCGATAGATCCAGGCCTGATGTTGATACAGACCTTCAATGGCAGCGGCGACGGCGGCGCTACGGATGAAGTTGTCCGAGTCGCTGCCTATGTCGGCATCCGGCAACTGGCTGCGAATGTCGCGCAAGATGCCGTCACGAATGCTCTCGTAACTGGGTGGTGTGAAAGCCATCAGATCACCCTGACATTGTGCTGGAAGGTGCGCGCTTGGCCGTCTGCCTGGGTGGCATCGATCACCAGCCTCAACCAGCCGTCGTGCGACTGTTCGTGGGCAATGTCGATGGATAGAGCGCGGCCGTCATCAAGCAACGGCTGGAGGGCGTCCCGTGCGTATTGTTCGGCAAGGCGGCCGATGCGGGGACGGTCTTTTTCACGGCGCAGGGTGTAGAGCAACGATCCCAGCATGGGGTCAGCCCAGTAGCTGCCCAGCGGGATCATCAGTCGGAAAAAGATGGCATTGGCCAGCGAGTCGATACGCTCGCCGGTCAAGTCGCCTGAGGTGGGGTTTATGCCTGCGTCCATAGCAGGCATGGTGGCTAAGAGGAACGAGAAACGGTGTTTCTCATCCCTACAAGGTCAACTCAGTCTGAGGCGGCCGCGCGTCCCAGGGCTATCGCGGCAATCTTCATCTGAGATTGGCCAAACAGATTTCCCATGCGGCCGCGCAGGACTTGCATCAGAAAATCCCTAGCTATAGGACCGCCCGCGTAACCGAGCCCCTCTATCGCTACGTCGCGAATCACAAAGTTGCGGTTCTCGTCAGACGCTATCTCGATGAGGAGAAGAACTGCCTCTCTTCGATTTTCGTGCATAAATTTGCTCCATTACTGCTGTGGAGAAGGGATAGGGCTCGTGCCGTGGACGTGACTGTTATAGATATCACGATCAGCCTGCATGGTACGCACCTTGTCTTTGACATCGCCAGTCGCCTCAACCAGAGGCGTGTCCAGCACGACCTTGGTCTTGGCCCGAACGACCAGCGTATCGGTCACCACCTCCACCAGCCGGCCGCGTTTGAGGTGGATGAAGTCGCCCTCGTCGGTGAAGAGCGCGACTTCGCCGTCTACCAGCGGCAAGCGATAGCGCCCATCGCCCGTTGCCACGACCACCGAATGTTTAGTGCTACCGCCGAGGGGGACCACCACGAACTCGGCCCCGGCCAGCGGCGCGGAGGTAAAGCCGTAGTGCTGCATCAGCTCGCCGCTGACACGTTCCCCGGCAAGCCCCTCCATTTCCACCCCGATCTGGGCTCCGGTGTGATTGTTGCGCGCGGCAACCGCACGGAAGGCCTGACGGATGCCGCGCCCAGCGCGGTCCACCTGATGACGCATGGTGCTTAGCAGACTCATAGCTTGTGCAATTCCTTGATGAAATCGGCGTTGGGATCGATCTTGCGCTTCTTCTTGAGCTTGTTGCCGTCAAGCACCCACGTCTTGTCCTCGCGCAGCCGTAACTCGCTGACGGCGCCCTCGCGGCGAGTCAGTCGCAGTGACCGCGCCATCAGGAAATAGGTGCCATCCAGGCCGTGTGGCTCGCTACGGACAATGATTCGCTGACCTGGCGTCCACACGGCGCCATTCCCGGCGCGATACCCTCGCACCGTGGCGCGAATCTCCAGGCCCTCCAAGCGGCTGTCCGCCAGTAGCTTGCGGGCACGGGCCTGGCTCATGTCTTGGTTTTCGCACGCGGTGTCGACGATCACTTTCGGCCGAAAGATCCCACGTCGGGCAAGGGCTTCGTCTTGGACGACGGTGCGCAACTGGGCGCGGCTGGTGTCATAGCCGTCATTGTCGAACTGGCCGTGCTGACCTAACACCGTGACCTGGCTGTAACGGCCGGGCATCGAACGGCGAAGCGATAGACGCTCCACGTTGTTGCCCTGGCCATCCTCACGCAAGATGAGGGTGGCGACGGGCGGCGCCGTGTAGTCTGGACCGCCCACCACCAGCCGGCCATCTGGCTCCATCCAGGGCCAAAGGCCATTGGCCTCGGCGACTTGCAGCAAGGCCTCCCAGGCGCTTTGACCGGGCTCGATCTGGATGCGACGGCGCGTGGCGGCCTTGTCAGCGCGGATCTCGATCTGACTGATACCCAGCGGCCTCACTACCTGCGCAACGATGTCCGCGAGGCTGGCCTCACGCATCGCGACGAAGGGCGTCGAGCAGTCCACCAGGACGGCGGCGCGGTCCCGGCCGTTGATGCGGATGGTCCGGCCCTGGCGGGAAACGTCCAGCTCCACCTCGTCCACGACCCCGGTCAGCACCCGATCATTGCCCAGGCTCAAGGTACAGGGCGCCCCCTCCTGCAACTGCGCCGGGAGTGCCACGCTATCGCGGGTGTAAAGCTCCAACTGGAAGGCATCGGCGGGCGTCAGCAGGTCGCTTTCTACGGACCAGCCATCCCACAGCTCATGGGCGTTGTTGCCGATGACTAGCCGGATCTGCTCCAAGGCTTCACTGGGCGTAGGCACGCAGTACCTCCCCAGCGGCAATGGCCTGCGGTGAGCGTAGTTTTGGATTGAGGCGCAGCAGCTCCAGGGCTCGGCTGTGGTCGCCGTACCACTGATGCGCCAGCAGACGCAGGTTCGTTTCGCTGCCGACAGTGCGCTGGATCAGCGGCGGGCGCAGTAACAGGACCTGGCGAGCGGCCGCCTGAACGATACCGGCGATGGCCCGAAGCGGCTCGATCACGCGCAACGCGCTTTCAACGTCTAAGAGCCGACGATGGAGCACGATAGCCGCCTGAGCCAAGGCGCGGGTACTGTCTACCAGACCCTCCAACTGCTCCGGGGCCAGGGTTGGTGTCTGCCGCTCTTGATCCAGTACGGCGATGACGGCCGAGGCTTGCGCCAACGCTTGTTCGGTGACGATCAGCAGCACCAGATTCCAGGCGACGGCCGAGGTCGGCGGCAACAGGGTGTCGCTGCCCAGGATCAAACCGCCTTCGGGTACGCTGGCCAACATCTCGGCCGTAGGCGCCAGGCCCAGTCGGGCAGCGGCTAGCACGGCGGTGCCGGTGCGGGCGGGCTGGGCTTCGATGGCCTGCGCCCCTGGCAGATTGAGCAGCAAGTTATCTTGAGCCAGTAGCCGTTGAGTGAGAATGCTCAGCGTGGCGTTAGAGGCTTCGATAACGGAGCCCGAGCTGCTGGTGTCGGTGTTGGTTGCCGAAGGGCCGATGGCAAAGACGCTGGCGCTTGCGCTGTCGAGAGTCGCCGGGTCGGTATGGGCCGAGATGGCGGCGCGGATCTCTATAGGGGTGCGTTGCAGATCCAGCAGCGGGTCGAACTGGGCACCAGCAGTCTTACCCAACAGGCTCGCCAGGCCCGAGACAATGCCAAGGATCTGGCTACGCAGTTGCATCAGGCGCAAACCGATACCGGGCAAGCCCAGCAGGTTCTCCAGCAGGCCCACCCATCCGCCGCCGATCCATTGCTGGGCCAGGGCCACCAGGGCATCGATTTGGCCGAGCAGATCCAACAGACCATTTTGCCAGCGCCAGGCCTCTTCCTCGGTCAGTACCCCAGCATCCACGAACTCGAATTGACGGGCGAAAAAGGGCTCGGCGGCCGTCCGCTCCAGGAATTGCAACGCGACCTCGGCGTAGTCAGGACGCTCGGCCGAGTGATCGACCTTCCATTGCTGGGTCACGACATCGAGCCGCCCATAGATGGGGTGGATCAGCTCCCCAGGACCGCGCGTGTCCAGGGCAGCCAGGAGCTTCTGCAGGGCGATCTCGTAGTTAGGCCCATACAGCACGACCGTGAGAGCGAATTGGCGAGCCGTCCGGCCCATGTCTTCCACGTCATCGCCATCACGGTACGGCACCCCGTGTTGCGCAAGGGCGCGCTGGGCCGCCAGGTTCTCGGCCATTACGTGTAGCGGTACGCCTCGGAAAGAGGCATCCAGAAGGGTTTCACTCCAGCTCATCGGCCGCGCCTCGCCTCAATACCGACCCGTCGCTCGACATCGGCGTAGATGTGGTCGCTGTCACTGCGGATCTCGACGACCAGGGGTTTACCCACCAGCGCTTGGAGCTGGCTGACGTGCTGACGCAGGGCCTCGGCCAGTGCCTCGACCGTCAATTGTCCCTGCCCCGGTACGGCAGACGGGCCAGAGTCATTGGACGGGGACGCGGGTGGATCAAGACGCCTGGCCAGGCCCTGCGCCCATTGGGCGACGGGAGCCCGCTCGGCCGGCGCTCGCGCGGCATTTCGGGGCGAGGTCTCGGCGCTATGGTCTCTTTCTGCGGAGGCCGCCACGCGGGCGGCGGTACTCGATGCCCAGCGCTGGGGGCCAGCGGCCGGCTTTTCGCTTACGGAGACCGGCACCACACCCACCGTATTCTTACCGGGCGGCGCCTTCTGGAGCAGCGTCAAGCCCTGGGCCGGTTGGGTAAGGCCTGCTGTGGCGACACGTTGCGCCCACGCCTGCGCGCTGGCGGTCGCCACCCCCTGGGCGGTCAAACCCGTTTGCTGCTGGGTGAGCCGTTGCGATTCCTCGGAAACCCAGGCATCCGTGGCGGTCGGGTTGGCTTGCGCCAGGGTCATACGATTGCGATAGAAAGCGCTGTAATAGGTCCGCTGGTCAGGCGTCAGGAGCTTGGATTGCTCGGCGGCGCGCAAGCGGCCTTCGTCGCTGTTTTCACTGGAGCCGCCGAGTTGCGTGGTAGCCGCCGCGATAGTGAGTAGGCCAATGGGCACCACACCTACGCCACTTCCGCCGCCCTTGGTGGCAGAGGGAGCATCCGGCAAGTTCACCGACGCGGCACCGGGGGCTGGCCAGTTCACGACGAAAACGGACGTCACCCCCGCCGCCTCTTCCAGAACTTTTCCCATCGCAACGTTCATTAATGTTTCCGGCCCACCTAGAAATTTATTAAGAAGCGCGCCACCGCCTGCTTTCAAACCCCGACCGGCCAGATAACCGCCAACACCTGTTGCGATCCCACCGCCCAGCAGTTGGTCGCCCGATAGATTCAGATCATCGAGCAAGTAGCCCCCGAAGTCGGCTAGACCCTTATTCAATGGGCCGGCCATGCGATCTATGGTCTCGCCAATCGTCGCTTTCATGCGGCCTGCCGTGCCCGTGGCGCTGCCCACGTTGTCTTTCAGGTCCTTTTCGATCACGCCTTTTGCGTTATTGATGTCGCCGGTACTCTTCGCGAAGTTCTCTAGCCGATCCCCGGTTAGAAAGGCCTTTATGCCTTTCTGAGTGTCTTGGTCCATCTTGCCAAATGCCACATCAATAAAACGTGCTCGATCCTTGTCGGTTTTCAGTGCCTTATATTTGCGCTGCATATCTAGAAAGACGTCCAGAGTATTTCGAACACTCTTATCCTTGTTGAAAAACTCAACGCCTGTTGCTTTGGTGACTTCCTTTCGATAGTTGCCGTTATTAAAGGCACGTAAGGTGGACTGAGCCAGGGTTCCCAATCGATCCGGCTCCAGCTCGATCAGCGACAGGGTTTCCACGAAGGAAAGCGCCTGGGCCATGCTCATGCCGGCCGACTTCGCGTCCTGGCCGACCTTGGGGAAGATGCTCGATAGGTTCTCTAGCTCGGCGTTGCCCAGCCGGCCAGCGACGATCATCTTTTGCAGGATGTCGACGGCCGCATTCGGCTTGGATAGATCGATGTCGAAGGCGCTGGCGCCGGTCACCAGGGCCTTGGCCAGGATGCCCGAATCCGCACCTGTCACGGCCGTGGCCTGGGCAATGGCCTCGGAGCTGGCCTTGGCCTTGTCATAGGACAGGCCGCTGGCGATGAGCGTATCGAAGCCGGTCTGCACCTGCTCGCGGTCGACGCCATAGGTCTTGGCCAAGCGCCATTGCTCGCCGCGCCATTCGTCGCGCTGTTCGTAGGTCATGCCGGCCGTTTGCTGGGTGCGGATTAGCTGGCGATCCAGCTTGGCGCTACCGGTCAGGCTAGACGCCACACCGAAGCCCGCCCCCAGGCCTGCTAGTTGCCCTTGGGTCGAAGCGCTTAGTGAGCGAATACGGTTGAATTCGTCACGGACGCCCGCCGCTATGCTCTTGAGCACCCGTAGTTGGGTGCCGCCGCTCTGCGCCATGCGGCGAAGACTGAGTTCTGTCCGGTCCACCGACTGGCGCAACGGGTCGGCGCCTTCACGCGCCGCCTTAGCTAATTCGGTTTTGGCCGTCTGCCCAGCGGCCTTACCGACGTCGCCCAGGTGCTTTAGCTCAGCCGAGGACTGCACTACGCCTTTGCGGAAGACTCCGTTACCCTGCGTCGCCGCCTCGCGCATGGCCTGGCGAATGATCTTGTAGCTTGCTGCGCCGGCCTGGCCGACTTCGCGGAGGTCGTTGTAGGAGGCCCGCACGCCCTGGCGGAAGACGCCGTTACCTTCGGTCGCCGCCTCGCGCATGGCTTGGCGGATGATCTTGTAGCTCGCCGTGCCCTCGCGGCCGGCCTGGGTGAGCGCCGTCCCCGCGTTCCCGGCCTCGGTGGTCAACGTCTTCGCGCCTTCCTTGCCAGCCTTATGCAGATCACGGTTGAGCTGGCCTATCTCGCGGCGGCTGTCACCGGCATGGGCCTGGATGCGCAGCGCAACACGCAAATCACTAGTCATGTAGTTGCCCCGGTGCTACTTAAGGATTAATGGCCACGAAGAGGTAGATTGCAATGACCGAGGACATCGATGAGCGTCTAACTGCGGCGATCCGTATACGAGGTAATGCGAAGAAAATCACGCTAACTGATAATCGTACCTACGGAATGGCGCTGTTAGATGCGGATGGTGATGTGGAAGATCTGGTGGCCCAAGGGAACAGGTCCTATATCGAACCGAACCCAGAGGTTGTCCAAGATGGCAAAACAGGTCGCTTTCGAAGATTCATAAAGCATCCACTAGCCATAGCCATCTTCGCGGCGATAACAGGAAAGCTGTAGGCACTCCTGGTGATGCCTCGCTAGCGTTCTGCGTTGCGAGATTCCGTGGATTGCGGTCATGGCTTCTTTTTTCCCTTGCGCGTGCTGACGTATCGGGTGCCCGAGGTCTGCGATTTCCCGGCGAGTAGATCCAGTCGGGCCTCGATCTCCGGTCGGGTCATCTGCCGGATCTCGGCTAGGCGGTAGCCGTGCCTAACGAGGGCGTGCTCGATGCGTCGCCAGGGGGTGTTGCCGCGCTCGGCGGCGCCAGCTTTTTTTCTAGCTCGGCGTCCGCGTCGGCGATGATGGCCAGGTCCGCTTCGGCCAGGTTTTCGCGTAGCAACTGAGTGGTGAGCTGGTCCTTGGGGATCTCGCCCAGGCTCAGCAATTGTTGGCGATACACCTCCAGGGTGATGAGCTGCATCGGGCCATTGGGGTGCTCTTCCTGGGCAGCGATGAAGTCACCCGCCATACCTGTCCGCAGAGTGAAACGCTTGTGGCGGATGCCGGCGAAGTAGACCCCTACGACCAATTCACGGGTGATGGTGAGCCCGGCCCAGCGCTTGTCCTGGCTTTCTTGTTCGCTCATGGCTTATTCCGTGTAGTAGTTCAGCGCGGAAATGGTCAGGTCGCGAGTCGCCTCGCCTTCCACCTGATACTTGCTGCCTAGCTCGGTCAGGCTGCAACCGGTCCAGGTCTCGCGCTTGCCGCCGCCGTCCTGGGGGTAAATGGTCAACTTGGCGTCGACCAGGGCGCGCCAATCCGGCTCGCCGGTCTTGGGGATGGCCACGGAAATTTTCAGGTCGTGCTCTTCGATGCCCTTGGCCGTGCCGGTGGGTCGACCGGAGCGGTTCATGGTCTTGACTGGTTTGCGACCGGTCTTGAGGGACGGCTCAACACTGGTCACCTCGTACTCTGTGCCGTTGATCTCCAGCACGATCATCCCAACGAATTTATCCGTCATGCTCAGGGCTCCTTACAGCAGTAGATCGATGCGGCCGGCGAAGACATGCAGGCCATTGACGACATCGGCGGGAATGGCCGCATTGATCCGGTTGACGTCTTGCCCGGAACGCTCGACCACCAGGGCGTCGGCGTTGGCGTCCACGTTCTCGACGATCTCCAGCTCTTCGCACTTCTTCAGCACGTCCAACAGCTCTCCCCGTACAGCGGCCGGCGTCTTGCTCGACAGCTTGGCGCGCGGGAAGCGCAGGCGAATACGGTCGCGGCAGGCCTGGCGCACGTAATACAGGGTTCGCATGGTGGTGAGGTCGAGCAGCGAGACGTCGGTGGCTCCGGCCGCACTCTTGGTGTAGGTCGATACGGCGCGGACGACCTGCACCACGTCGCCGGCACCGACTTCCAGCGGCGTCACGCCATTGGCCAAGCACGTCTCCTGCTCGGTACGACCCAGGCGGCTCGCGATGGGTGGGACGGAAATGCCGGTCAGAACCAACGTGTTAAGGGGACGTGCCGGATCTTCTTCGGAGGCGATCAGGGCAGCATAGGCAGCGGCCACCTGACGCGCTGTGGCAGTGGTGCCGGGCAGGACGGCAACGGTAATAGCTCCGGCATTGAGGCTGGCCGCTAGTGCCGTCGCAGTCGACAGTGTGGTGGTAACCGCTCCCACGCCGATGATGGATTGCTGCTCCATCGAGCTGGTCCAGGTCGCAATGTGCGTGCGTACCGCCGTCAGCGCGGTCTGGCTGTACCAGGCGGGGACGATGAGGGTAAATCCGCCCTGGGCCGTGGAGGCCAGAGCGGCGGCCAGATCCGGCTCCGTGCCGCCGCTGACGGTTACACCCACACAGGAGACGGCCGCATAGCGATAGGTGGCGATGATCGCGGCGACCATTTCCGAGGCTACTACGCCGAACTTGGTCAATGCTTCGGGGGCACTGAAAACCGGGGTGGGCGTATTCGCGGCTACGGTGGCACCGGCATCCAGCGGCACGACCAGGCAAATGCTCTGCGCATTGGTGGGCAGGGTGCGCACCGCGAGACTGGTGTTGAATTCGAGATAGGCGCCCGGCTTGCGGATGCTGCCGGGAATGGTGTCGAAAGAAACGGCCATTATTCAGCTCCCTTAGCGGTGGCTTTGGCACCGCGCGACGCCTTGGCATTGGCGTCCGTGGCGTCTTGGATTTCATTGGTAGGGGTGGCGACAGCCTCTACCGGTTCGTCCACGCGGGTCAGTTCGCCCGAGGTGATGCGGCGCAGGAAATAGGCGTTGTCTGGCACCACCACCGGATCGGCCGGAGCGGGCTCGATGAAGCTGCCCTCGGGGCTCTCCGCCGTGGGCGGCACTGGCACCGGGTATTCGGTTGCGATTACGCGCATTTACAGGTTCCTCAGATCGATGGTGTCTTGTGCAGTGGCGGCCTGATTGCCGGCCGGAACGTGGAATGTGAGATCCACCCCTTCCAGTAGCGGCAAGGGCTCTTCGGGTACTTCCCAATCCAGATCGATGGCGAAGCTCTGGCCCAGCACCGAAAGATGGCTGGACTCGAACTTGCCATTGACCAGGTTGGCGAACTCGGTCGGGACCACGCGGGCGCCCTCCGGCTTGTGCTGCCAGCCCGTAAGCAGGCGCAACGCGCTTTCCCATATCCAGTACGAGCCCGGATCGCCCCTGAGATCGGTCCCCCGCCGCGTCTCGCGCTCGCCGCGTACCGACTTGCTGGCGATGACCAGACGGAAGACGACAGCCGCCTGGAATCGGCGGGCCGCCTGCCGGCGAAAGGTCACCTTAGGCGTGGTAATCAGGATCAGCGGGGTTCGCTTGAGCATGTCCACCAGTTGATCGGGGTCGCTCAGCTCGCCGCCGTAGCTGTCCAGAGCCAGGCGCGGAAGCTGCGTTTTCAGCTCGCCGAGCCTGGCCTGGATGGCGTCTTCCAATTCGCCCAGCATCACAGCCGTCCCAGGCTGTTACGGTTGAACAACCGGGGCTGGTGGCTCACCTGTAGGCCGGCCTGGCCAGACTCAGCCGCGCCGCGCTTCTCGTCCTCGGCAGCTAGGTTCTCCAGACGCTTGAGGATGTCGCGATAGCGCAGACGCACCGCCGATTCGGCGTTGGCTTTCTCGCCGTACAGGTGAAACCGGGTCAGCTCCGGCAGGTCGTCCGTAACCCATCCCGGCGCGTCCTCGCCGGGTTTGCGATAACGCAGGTAGAACTGAACCTCGCTCCGGGCGCGGGTCGCGGCGTCGGCAATCCGGGCCAACGCCACCACTGCCGTCTGTACGTCATCGGCGTCCCAGCCGGACAGGTCGGCACCCTTGGCAGCCGCTTCCAGCAGCTCGGGGTCGATGGGGTCACGAGTGACCGGCACCGACAGCTCGGCCATTTCCTTGGACCCAAAGCGAACACAGAGAGCGGTGGCGCTCGGCAGCGAGAGGTTCATGCGTTATCGCCTTCCTGTTTGCCAGCGTCCTTGCTGGCCTTGCCCCGTGCTGCCTTACCGCCTGCCGGTTTCTGGTCCGTTACAGGCGGTGCGTCAGCACCAGGTGCTTGAGGAACTGGCGCAGCCGCCTCCGCGCCCGCCGCCGCTTCAGAAGTCCCGGCAGAGTCGCCGGGCGTGGGGGTGCTTGCATCGCCTTGCTCCGAGTTCTGGATGAGGGCCTGGGTGAAGCGCTGGATGACGGCCAGGATTTGGTCGGCCTTGAGGCAGAGCACACCCTCCAGAGTCGGGTCGGCACGCTCCAGGCCGGACAGGTCGGCAACGATCAAACCGGGAAGCTCGCCGAGCTGCTGTGCCAGCCCTAGGCCACGCACAACCAGCACCTGAACCTGATCTTCCGAGGTAGCCAGGCGCTCGGTGAGGCTTTCCACCAGGTCTTCCAGGAAGTCCAGACGTTGATCGGCTGCTACCAGCCGAGCCTCGGCGGCGTCATCGGAAGGCGCTTCCGCTGCCCCCTCGACTACTACCAGTTGTGGTTCGCGGCGGAAGGCTTCCAACTGCGCCTCGGTGAAGTAGCCCTCGGGGTAGTGGGTGCCGGCCGCAGAGTGGGCGATGCCACCACGGCGGAACCCATCGGTTTTCGCTGTAATGATGATGCCCATGATTAGGCCACCGTCCCGGTGGAGCCATAGGCCATCTGCCAGAAGCCATAACCACCCGCCGCCCGCGCTTCAGCGCCGAACTTGTATTCTTTGCGGTTGAAGACGTCCTCGGCCTCGGGGTCGGTCTGCTGGACGAAGACCGGGGCCTTGCGCTCCTGATAGATGAAGGGCCGCACGGGCTTGCTGGTGTCGAGCAGGAACCAGGCGGTGTCCGACGTCAGGCGGGCTTCCACTACCAGTTCGGCGGTGCCTTTGTAGGGATTCGGCTTGCCGTCTTCCAGACGATCCACGGCCAATAACGCGCGGGCGGTGTCTTCCAGTGCGGGCGGCACCAGCAGCACGGTCGGACTGATGCCTATCGGGCGACCGTCCTCGTCCTTGAAGCGGCGCATGGCAGTGCGGGCTGCGCCATAGCTCGCCTGGGCAGCGGCCAGGGTTGCAGCGCTCAGCGCCTTGGTGCCGACGTTGCTGACACTGCCACCGGCCACGGGGTGGTCGACGTCGAAGAAATACTGGTTGTCATAGCACAGGGTGGTGAAGCCGTTATTCACCAGCTCATAGACGATCTCGTCCGGCAATTGCTTGGCCGAAAAGCCGGCCATCTGCGCCTGCGGCTGATAGATGCCGAGCTGATCGTCTTCGATGTGGTTGCGATTGACGGCAACCGTGGCTTCCCAGTCTTCGTTGACGACCGAATAGCTGTAGGCCTGGAGGTTTTTGACGTGCTTCTCGCCGACCCAACGGCGCATCTTCGGGAAGGCAGAGAGCCAGGCATAGAGGTTACTGCCAGTGGACGACGGCACCTTCATGGCGATCTTGTCCCAGGTGCTGGGTGCCGCCGCGAAAGCATTGTTGAACAGGGTTTTCAGGGCGACGAACGCCGCATGAATAGAGGATTTATTGACCAACATACGGGTGCTGCTCCTATAGAGGTGGTGTTACTCGATCCACACGCCGTCGGCGTCGATCCCGGTGATACGGCCAGCGGCGGAGCGCTTACCCGAATCGTCCGTAGCACCGACGGTCTGGTCGTCGACGATGTAGGCGGTCTTGAACAGCTGAGCCTGGGTGATGGTCCCGTCGTTGGCCCACTTGAAGGCCTCGCCACGGCGAACTGGGACGCGCACCGCGCCAGCGGTGCCGCCCGTGTTGTCTACCGCTTCCTCGGCACGGCCGGCGTAGGTCAGGCCGGTGGCGACCTTGCCGGGTGCGGCGAAACCGGTGGTGTCCACGACGATCAGGGAGCCGGCATAGATACGGGCGCCGGCCGCGACGGCCAGGGCCAGCAGGCCAGTGCCGCGCATGGGGGTATTACGATCAGCGGTGAGCGCCATGGCTTAGGCCTCCTGACTCAGGGACTTAGCGAACTCCACCGGGTCAAGGCCAAACTGAGTGCAGACGGCCTGCTGTTCGGCATTGAGGGCGGTGGCAGTGATGTTGGGCTTGCGGTTCTCCAGGCCGGAGGGGTCGCCTACGGCCGGAGCCGCTGCGACGAACTGACGGAAACGGTCCAGGCCGCCCTGTTCGGAACAGGCGGCGCGGTGATAGTCGACGGTTGCGGGAGTGATCTTGCCGGCCGTCAGCGCCGTCTGGATCTCGGCATCCACGGTGGCCGCGTGCTGGGCTTTTTGGTGGTTGGCCAGGGCCTGCTCGGCATTGGCCGCGCGAGCGCTCAGGGCGTCATAGTCGGCACGCGGCACATAGCGTTCCAAGTTGCTTGGTTGCTGCTCGCTGTTCTTGGCCGTGGCAGTGACTTTGAGTTGGGTGGCGGCCGTGACGGCCTGATCTTCGGTGGCGGTCTCGGGCAGGCCGAGGACCGCGCACAGGGCGGCGGGTAATGGCACGGTGTGCTCCTGGGTTTCGCGGTTGAGGGCGGTCAGAAAGAGATTCGGCTTGTTTGTCAGGCCGAGAGAGACGAGGCGCCCGATTCGCAGCGACGTCGGGTCGTAGTCGAAGACGGGAGAAAGGAAGCGGTACTCGCGGGCGGCGACCTGGACATCACCGCGCGGGGTCCACTGGACATGGCCCCACAAGGCGCCGTCGCGGATCTCTAACTGGTCGACCCAGCCAGCGGCCGGGGCCTCTTCGCCCAACGGCGCCTTGATCTCGGAGGCGTGCTCCCAGTCGACCGCCAGGTCTATGTCACGGGCGGTGAAGGCGTCGATCACCAGGCCTTGGCTCAGCTCATCGAACAGCCAGAAGCGTCCATCGCGACCGGTCACAGCCGGGCCGGCTGGAATCAGCTCGATCCACTCTGGCGCGGCGCCCTCGGATCGGGGCTGCGCGGATAGGTCGGTATTGAGGGCGATGAGGGGCGCGCCCCTGCCGGTGGCCTGGGGCTGATGTTCGGAGTTGAGGGCGCGGGGGAATGTGTTCATGCCGCCAGTGTCGGCGGCATGAAGAAAGTGAGGAGTTTCTTAAAGGCTTAAGGTTCTAAGCCCATAGCCTTGAATCGGCGGCGTAGTAGTAGACCGGCGATAGGCCACTCGAGCAAGTGAAGTTCGCTAACTACTGTGAGCTTCTTGTAGGCATCAATTACTTCTCCAGCAGCAGCCCGCGCATTAGCTATGGCTTCATCACTGCCGGTGTCCCATTGTCTGATAAGTCCGTCTGAGTTTCTTTCCTTTCGAGTGAAGTAATTCCTATCGAACCTCCACGTTTTTCCAGCCGGTAACCACGGGCCTCTGCACACGATCTTTCTATACGCCTCCCAAGCCCCGACAAAATCACCCAGAGCTGTTCGGTAGTGATTCGCAAAGGGACCAGAAAATCGCGACACCTCCCTTCCGCTTCGAAAGGCCATAGCTAGCTGGTCAAGCTTTTCGAGTTCTTGGCTGTCTAGTTCCTCCGTCTTTCCCGCGTCAGCAAGGAAGTGAAGCCATCGCTCATTGACGTCAGCTTTGACGATACGAAATCGCTCTTCGTCAAATTTGGCCTTACTCTCAAACAAAGGTCGCATGAGCGTAAAAAGTCCAGCACACGAGCCCAAGAAGAAGAAAACCTCTTTGATCCCTGCCCACGTTATGTCCAAAACTGATCTCCTTTAGGCAGCGGCGCATGCTGCCAATAGATCTTAAGCGAAATCTAACGCAGGTCTAACGCGGCGCACGCACCGCACCCGCCGCCGTTGTACGGATAGGCCCTCACAGGCCCCGCAAAACGCCTCATTTTCATTTCGCCACTAGGGGCGCCGTCAGGTACTCCGAAATGATCGCCAGCACCTCGGCCTCGTCCTCGGCCGATAGCCCCAGGTAAGGACGAGCCGGCATCTCGACCGACCGGGCGCCGTGGGTCACCCACTGGCTAAAGTTGGCGTGCTTCTTCTTCACGAAGCGATTGCCCACTACGCCTCCCGACATTTTGAAGTGGACCTGCTGGGAGCGGGCCGCATGTTCGATCTTGCCGCCGAACTGGTGGATGGCGCCGTAAGGTCGGTCAGTACCGAAAGACAGTTCGTTATCGCTGACCTGATGACGCAGGGTGTCGATAAGAGCGCCGGTCTCGCGCAGGATCTTACCGCCGCTCTTCTTCCGGGCCAGGGTTCGGGGTGACAGCGGCGCCCAGGGCGACCCATCCGGGCCAACCTGGCGGCGTGCTCGATCTCCAGTTGATTGGTGCAGGTATTCGGCAATGTCGAGCAATGGGGTGCGCAGGGACTCCAGTTGCTCGGCCAACTGAGCCAGCGCCCGGCCGGCCCGGCTGTCGTCGATCACTACCTCAAGCATTGCACCCGCCATGTCAGGCTCCTACTATTGATGCGTGCCCATTGGAAGAGCTGTCCCCGCCAGGACCTCCAAGCCTACGACCAGGGCGAACCCCGTGTGGCGGCGCGGGGTTTTTCATTGCCCATCGTCCGCACGGCGATAGAGCCGCACCCCGAGGCGCAACTGTTCCAGATACTCGGGATTGCTGGCGTCCGGGGCGAACGTCGTGATACCAGCCCAGCCGTCGCTCCCCACCTCGAAGACCGCCAGCGCTGGCACCGACTCCCCGTCCACCTGGAAGCGGCTGATATAGCGCCGCCGCACCACGGCCTTGTTTTGGGCGTACTGCCATTCAAGGCGCACCCACACTTCATCCGGCTCCTTCAGCGCATCAGCCAGCAGCAACAGCTCGCGGGCATGCCCACGCTTACTGACCTTTAGCGCGCCGGTTTTGGCATTGGTGAACAGCTCCCGGCCGATCACCACAGCGTCGCCCGTTTTGTCACGGAAGACCACCGGGGCAGCCTCGGTGGCGCCGAACTCTTCCAGGAAGCGCGCCATGTACTGCTCGTCGGCCTGGCCGCTCGGCAGCAGCCGGTCGGCGCTGGCCGGGCGCGGCCTGGGCAGCGGCCCCGGTGGGCGGCGGTTGGGCAAGCCGGCGCCCTGGGCTGAGCTGGTGCGGGTGCCCGGCTCGGGCAAGGGATCGTATGCGCGCAAGGGCGGCACGGCCGAGGATAGGCGAGACTGACCAGGGGCGTACTCAAAGCCTGGATCTATGCCCACCGGCACGCGCACCGTGCGCGGCCCATTGGGGCTGGTGGTGCCAATGGTGCGGTACTCATACTCGACCTCGGGCGCCGGGCCGACGGTGAGACCCTGCCGTTCCAAGTCGCGGTCGCTGACCATGTATTTCTTGCACTTGCAGCCCCAGCCGTTCTGAGGGCTGTGGCTGGACCACCAGGGATCGTCCAGCGGCAACGCCGTGCCATCCCATGCCAGATGCTGGGGGCGCGGGTGCGCGCTGTCGCCGTGGCGATACAGGCCGTAGGGCCGACGCTTGCGCAGCTCAGGGTCGGCCATCTGCGCCTCGCGGCCGGCGTTATACGACTGGCGAAGGTTGGTTTCCCAGATGACATTGGTCCGCCAGCCACGCCCGCCGTTGTACTGCCAGCCGTGCTGCTGAACGATCCTGTCGAAGTCCGCGCGGAACTGCTCCAGGGTGCCGCCCGACGCGATGGACTTTTCGACAGCACCGCGCAGGTCGGCCAGCAGATCGCGCTTAGTGGCACCGGCCACGACAAAAGCCCAATCGTGCTCGGCCGTGTAGACGTCAGTCCAGGCGCGGGTCGGAAGGTCCACCTTGCCGCGAAAGAAGTCGATCTGCTCTTTGAACGGTAGCGAACCATGGGACAGGGCCATTCATTGCCTCCTTGCGGTAAGTGCCAGCTGACGAGTAGCTTCGGGTTTTCTCAACTGAGGCATTTCTAATGGTATCTAGGACGGAAATTGAAGCCGCGAAGGCAGACTTTGAGGATTTGAAAATTAGGTTCGCTTACAGCTGGGTAACTTGGGGCAACTTGCAGAAAGACCGAGAGCTATATGCTCAAATAGCAAACGTTGCTGTAGGTGCGCCTCTCGGTCAGGTTCGGGCTTATCTAGAGCATCAGCTGGAAGAGAAGCGAGCAGAAAGTCATGCATTGAAGATCGAACTTGATGAGGCAGAAGCAAAGCTTAGTGAGCTACAACAGGAGTATGAATTGGAGAAAGGGGACAAGACTTAGAGCCCCCTCAGCACGTCATACCGCCCAGCCAAGCTAGCCGCCGCCATCCCATCCGCCATGGCGTCTGCTAGCTGGGTAGCGTTCATATCCGGGTAGGCCTCAATCAGCCGATCCCGGAATTCCTCCAAGCTGTTCACCGAGTCCAGCAGCTCGCGGATGGCATCAACCATGTCATCGAGCGGCGCGGCGGCAGCCTGAGCAAGCGTCTTGACCTGGCTGTCTACGATGTCCGGGACGTCGATACCTTTGGCTGGCTGCTCGCGGTTGGCAGCCGTGGCCACAGCGGGCACGGGTGCTGCTGGCTTGCCCAGGATCTCGGCGTCCTTGGCCGGCTCGGGCAGGCCGAGCTTGTCCCGGATCACCGATTGCTCGATGCGCAGACCCAGCGGCACGAAGGCGCTGACAGCCTTGATCAACAGCTCCAGGTTCTCCGGCTTCGGAACGTCGATGATCAGGCGCGGATAGGGCCGGCCCGGCGCGAAATTCAGGTCGCAGAAAGGCCGGACAAACTGGCGGTTGAGGGTGTTCGATTCCGCCTTGGCGTCGGCCTCCAAGAGGTCTAAACGGACCTCGTTATGGACCTTGGCCTGCGCCAGGCTCGCCCCGTCGTCGGCGCTCATGGTTTGGCCAACGACCGCTTTCGATACCTGCTTATCCCACCACTCGGCCAAGCCCTTAAAGAAGTCGCCTGCGCCAGCCACGTTGGCCGCTTGCTGGAAGTCGATGCGCATGGACTCGGGGATCACCGCGCCCGCATCGCTGCCGAGATTGGCCACGGCTGACATCAGCACGCCAATGTCGGCCTTGCTGGCGTTCGGGCCATAGCGGCCGACGCGCATAGGGATGCCGTAGATGTCGGCAAAGCCCATCCAGTCCTTCCATGTCCAGGCCTTGCACATATAGGCCACAGCCGCCAGGCGTGCCAGGCCGCCCCTGATCGGTAGGCCCGTGCGCAACCTGGGGCGGTGCACGACGAACTTATAGGGTGCCAGCGCAATGCCGTTCATGAGGTCGGCTTCGTCTTGCAGGCGCAGCTCGGTGCCAGTCTCGCGGTCGAACTGGAAGAAGCGCGGGTCACGCCACTCGAAACGTTCCGGCGCCCAAGTCGGGCCGGATCTGTCCCAGATGATCTCGGCCACGCTGTAGCCTTTGCCCAGGGCGTCGGTCAGATCGGTGGCCATCTCGCCGAACTCGGCCGCCTCCACGACCTCGCGCAGGGCATCGGCGCGGCGCACGTCCTCGCGGTCATCCGTGGCGGCTTCTACGCGAATAGCCAGGCCGGCCAAGGCCAACTTGCGGGTGCCCAGCACCGAGGCGTAGTGCAGGTCGCGCTCTTCCATTTCCTCGGCCAAGGTCAGGTAGTCGCGAGCGTCGCCCTCGGTGGCGGCCTGGAGCAACTGGGCAAGGCGGCCCGGCGTCAGGCCGCTGGCGACCGACGAGTGCCAAACCTGGCGCACGCCGGTCAGCCGCGGGGCCGCCACTTCGGTGGTGAGCTGGTCGTATTCGATGGGTCGGCCGAATTGATCGACGATGGGGGAACGGGCCATTACCAGATGCCTTTTTGCTGGTTCCAGCCGGCACCTTGCTTGATCTGGCGATCATGCACGGCGTTGGGCGGGACACGGTGATGTTCGAAGATCTCGATCTCTTGGCGGCTGGCGAAGTCGGCCAATACCAGTGCCACCCCGGCGTCGCCGTGGCGCTTTGCGCCCCCCTTCTCGGTAGTGCGCTGCTCGGGGATTCGGGCCACACCTTTCACGACCCGGAAAGCGCGGATGTCGCCCGTGACGTCTTTGTCGGCCGGAATGCCGTGCAGGGTGTCGTCTTCCAGCGCGGCTTTGAACGGCGGCATGTTGTCGCGATACCAGCCCTCTGTGAGCATGACCTGCTCGATACGGTTGTGACCGAACTCCACGGCCGCACTCTCGGCGATCTGCTGGCCGTTGCCTCGGGCGTCGTGGGCACCCTTGAGGAAGTTGGGCAGGCGCTGCACCAGGTAGAAGAGGATCTGCTCTTGCTGCTTGAAGGGGACGTTGCGCAGCTCCACGATAAAGGGCGTGCCCTTGCGCAGATCCTGAGCCTTGATCAACGGCCAGATAACAGACAGGTCGCCCGACCGCGCGAAGTCCATCCCATAGAACGACTGCACGCCGTGGGTCGGCAGGGCCTCCAGTAACGGCCGCAGCTCGCGCTCGCACCACTCCAGAGAGTTGGCCAAGCGACTGTACTCGGGCGCGGTCTCGTAGCCCTGGGGGTACGCGAGGCGCAGCACTGGCGCCTCGCGGCTGGTGCGGGACTCGACCAGGGCGAGCGACAGATAGGCGCCGCCGCCCTGGCTGGGGATGCAGTCCAATTCTTCGTTGGCGGCCTCGCCGTAGAAGTCATAGACGTCCTGGACCCAGGCGTCTTCCTCAGCCTGGACGTAGGGGATGCCCTTGCGCAGGCACACGCGCTGATAGAGACCATCGGCCACTGCCTCACGGAAGGTGCAGCGGAAGACCACGCCCTTACGCTTGCCCGCGCGGATCTCTTCGATCAGCTCATTGAAGGCGTTCTCGGTGCCGTCGTGGGTGCTAATCACGTGGACCTCGCCGCCCCAGATCAAGAGCGCCAAGGCGGCCTTCAGCAGCTCGGCCAGGTCGGCATGGAAGGCTGCCTCATCGATCACCACTATGCCCTGACGACCGCGCAGGTTGCTCGGCCGGCTGGTCAGCGCGACGATGCGTTGGCCACTCGGGAACGTGATGGTGTACGTCTTGATGTGCTTGTCCGGGTCTTCGTCCGGCCAGATGCCTTCCTCGATCTCCCCAGCCGCGTAGTTGAAGGCCCGCGCCCACAGGGCACAGGCCTGGATGTACTCCACCGTCATGTCCTGGTTGTAGCCCAGGTAATAGACGGTCATCCCGCCGGCTTTCTTCTCCGAGGCGGCGACCAGGACGTTATCGGCGGCCTCGGCCCAGGTCAGGCCGATCCGGCGCGACTTTTCTGCAACCTTTAAGGGGGCGCGAATGCCGATCCAGTTTTTCTGGTAGTCGAGTAGCACCGAGGGTACGTCGATGACCTGCCCGACGGAAACGACATCGGCCAGGGGCGAGCGTTGGTAGGGGATAGCAGTGCGCGGACTCATAGCTGCTTTCCACCTTGTCTTGCCTGCGTGGTGCTACGCTCGGAACCATCTAAACCGGACTGAGAAACGTATAAATGCTTGATTGGATGATGGGGGCCTACAGTGGCGTCAAGGCGGCATCGGACATTACGCAGAGTATGCTGGCGCTCAAAACCGATGCAGCGGTAACTACCAAGGTCGTCGAGCTGAACGGGGTACTGATGGGGCTCCAGTCGCAGCTTTATGCTGCGCAGATGGAACGGGCGGCGCTCTCCAGTCGCATAGCCGAGCTTGAAGCCAAGGTTGCGAGCTATGAAACCTGGGAGCAGGAAAAGCAACGCTACCAGCTCCATCAGTTCGCAGAGGGTGGCTTTGCTTACGTACTGACTCAAGAGATGCGAGGCTCCGAACCTACCCATTACATCTGTTCCAGGTGCTACGAAGACGGTATCAAGTCGATCTTGCAGAGGGGGAATGACGGATGGTTTAGAGCGTTGGTATGTCATAGATGCAGCTCCGTCGTACGTACCGACTTGCCTCCTGGAAATTGATCTATCCCATGCGCCCCGTTTCTGCGCTATCACGATGCCACCCCCAGAATCTCCCGCCTGATCTCAGCCACGGTCTCGGCGTTGAGCCCACCTTTCTTGGCGATTTTCTCGACCTCGCTCGCGGCCGCTTCAGCACGGGCGCGCACCTCGGCTTTCCACTTCGCCTGCACGACACTCGCGCGGCCCAGCTCGGCGACGGCCTTGGCCACCTTGGGCAAATCTATCTTGCCGCCCTCGGCCATCAGCAGCTTGAACAGGTGCTCCTGGACCAGGCGCATCAGGGCTTCGTTGACGGCGCCCTCATCGTCGGGCGCGGCCTGGACGACCGCCTTGGCCTGCTCGGACGAAAGCTTGAGCGCGGCCAACTTGTCCTCGAACTCGGAGCCGTAGCGGTGGAGCGCGCTCTTGCCGATCTGGTAGCCGCGTGCCTCCAGCTCAGCCGACAGGGCTTCGTAGCCAGAGAAATTCGACTCGACCAGCGCCTGGTCGAGCCAGGCTTTCACCTGGGCCGGGAGGCCGGCTACCTTTGAGCGCGGCGGCATTACCAGTACTTCACTGGACGGGCGATGCCAGGCCGGCAATCGACGGTGTATTCGGCGATGTCGACGCCCAAGGACGTCAAGCCGGCGATCCAGGGGCCGCTGGGGGACTTGGTGATGGTCACCAGCGAGCGGTCGCCTAGATAGTCCAGCTCACGCCGGACCTCTAGGGCGGTGGCATCGGGATAGATACCCTGGACGGTGGCCAGGATAACGGACTCATGTGGGTCCACCGGGCGGCTGGTGTTGAGTGTCAGCAGCAGATACCAGCGCAAAGACTCTCGGCGGATCTTGTCCTGATCGATGTTCATGGTCATCAGCGGGCTCCTTTGAGCTGGACGTTTTCGAGCTTCAGGGCCAGCGCATCCAGCTTGGCCTCTATCACCGTTTGGTTGCGCACGTAGTCCTCACGGCGGACGTAGTGCAGGGGCATTTCGCCGCGTAGGCGCTCCAGGCCCAGCTCGACTTGGCGCAGACGCTCGCCGTCACGGGCGACCGCCTCATAGCGTTCGTCCATCACCGCGAAACGCTGGTCCAACCGCCTCTCCGTCTGGAGCAGCAGCAGCTTGAACAGGCCGGCCAGGACACCGAGCAGCGTTACGGCCCCGCCGATCAGTTGCCATACTGGAATCTCAATGGTCGTCATCAGCGCGCCATCCGCTCTTGATAGCCCTGGCAAGCCACGCAGCGCACCACGCCCGGCACTACGATCCGGCGCGCCTCGGGGATGGCTTCTCCGCAGTTCTCGCAATGAGTAGCCGAGGGGCCAGTGCAGGTCTGAGCGGCACGGTGCGCATCGAGCGCAGCCTCGCGGCGTAGTTCTTCGATGTCGGAGGCGTAATCAGCGACGTCCATTTGGCGGGGTCCAGTAGTCGATAAGGGCGTTGAGTTGGTCGCGACAGGCTGTGTAGCCCTCGCCATTGCGGATGTGGTTGGCGAGCAGCAGCGCCGGGGTCAGGGTGCTGGCGAGATCGTCAGGGGCTGGGGCTCCACTGGCCGGCGCATCAGCTCGGCCGGGGGCGGCGCTGGCAGACAGACCGGCTTCGCTGCCGTTGCTTGCGATGCCGAGGGCTTCGTTCCACAGGCGGCCAAAGCCCACAGTGAGCACAGCAGCAGGCAGCGGCTCGGGCGGCGCATCCAGGGCGCGGCGGTAGAGGGTCGTGACACGGGCGATTTCTCCGGTGAGTCGTTCGGTGGTGGCGCGCAGTGCGGCCTTTTTGGCATCGAGCGCCAGGGCCAGGTCGTTGCCGCGCTGGACCTCGGCGGCCAGGCGCTGGGCGGCCTGCTCGGCAGCCGCTTGGCCGGCCTCGGCCTGGGCCTGGCGTTCGCTGGCGTACTGGCGCCTTAGGTCGGCCAGAGCCGCCTCTCCCTTCGCCGAGGCGGCGTCATAGCCCTGGGCGTAGCCGTCGCTGTGGTAGAGATGAAGCCCTAGGGCAATGATTGCGAGCAGGGCCAGCGAGAGCAGCAGCGGCACCAGGGGCTTGAGCAGATCTCTCATGAGCACACCCCCTTACCCCAGCCGTCAGCGACATAGAGCGGTTCCCAGCGGCGCAGGATCTGGCGGGGATAGCCCCGGTTTTCGCGGAAAGCAGCGGCCGAGCGGCCCGCGTTGTGCCGCTCGACTGATCCGAACCAAACCAGCGGATCGGCGCCCTTAGCCGAGGCCAGCTTGCGGTCACGGATCAGCCAGCCGAGGCCGCCGTTATAGGACGCGAGCACCATGGCTCCCTGCTCACATGGGGTACGTGCCTTGATCCGGTCGACCAGCCAGTGGTCGTAACTGACCAGCGCCATCAGGGACCACGCGGGGTTGTACGGCTCGACGTTGCCCAACGTTTCAGGGAACAGCCCGGCAAGCCAGGTCGCGGTCGTGGGCATCACCTGGCCCAAGCCTTGCGCACCCACGGGGCTCTTGGCATCGAACTGCCAGCGGGATTCCTGATGCACCTGGGCCGCGAAGGTCGCCACCGGGGCATCCAGACCCCACTCGGCCTGGGCGATACGAGTCAGGTCGCGGCGGTACTGCTCCGCCTCGTCCGGGATCTCGGCATAGGCCGTGCCAGGCATGGCGTTGCAAAGCACCGTCAACACGGGCGCGGCGAGCAGCCAAAGGGCGGATTGAAGAGTCAACCGACGCTGCATGGTCAGAGTCCCAGCGTCAGGCCGAGGACGCAGGCCAGCACCACCAGCGCACGGCGGATGCCTGCCCAGGGCTGGTGCCAGCGCTGGACCTGATTGGGCCGGGCGTAGGGGAACAGTGCCCGGTCGATCCAATAGCCGAGCACGCCACCAAAGGTGACGAGGCTGGCTTTGTACAGAATCACCGGCAGCTTGCTCGGGGCGATGGTGTAGAGCAGCACCAACAGCACAAGGGTGATCAGGCTCCAGTTGGTCAGACGCGGCGTGCGGGGACGCCTGGGGGTGTAATTCACGGGCGAACCTCGCGGGTGGTGGTGATGGCGGCACGCGCCGCAGCAAGCCCAGCCGCAGCAGCAGCCGGGTTGCCGCTGTGGCGCGGTAGTTCTCTATAGGGAATGGTCGTGAGCGCGGCCGGTTTGGCCTGGGGGCGCAACTGCTCGCGAGTTGCGACGAACTGACTGGTGCGGTGATCGCCTGACTTAACGTGCTCCAGGACGAGTTCGCGCCAGTTGGCTGGGCATTGCGCCAGCAACTGTTCCCGCATGCCTGGGCCGGCTTCAAGAATCAAAGCCGCCCAGGCACGGGGCGATGTGGGTTTTGCGGTAGTGGTGGCGGACATTGCGCGACCCCGGTTGAGAACTACCGGGCTAGAGTCGCGCTTGGAGGGAGGGAGGTGAGTTTCTTAAAGGCTTAAGAAAAGTTCTAATTACTTTGGGGCTTTCCCTTTAGTAAGGCCAAGGGGCTCAAGCATATTTAGCAGTGCTAGATAGCCTGCGATTCCCATGGAGACTAGGAAGATCATAAGTTGGTAATCAGCTTTCTGCTTACGAATCTCTAGAAGCTTGAGCCCTGCATATTCACCACTTACCAGCGGCACGACACTTTCGTAAAAGCTATTAACTATCCCCATGCCGGCCAATCCATAGAAACCCGAGACAGGCAAGAGCCAACCTAAACATATCGTCAAGGTTCTGAACTGGGAGGGTGACCGATAGGCGAACCCCGCAGCCCCTATGGCTAGAGAAACGCCGGTGGTCGCCCAGAAAATTGCCCACCCTTCAGTCATATCATCCCTCAATGGCCCTAGTGGCGTGTTTCAGACTCAAACCCAAACAGATCAGGCTCATTGCGGCGATGCAAGGCCCGTTGGCGGGCGATGATCGCATAAACGGTTGGGGACGTGATCTTGTACTTACGCACCAGCTCCAAGGGCCCTATGTTGTGGTCCCGCCAGTCTCGGAACAACGCGGCGTCACGAATTGCATTCTGCAAAGCCGTCCCACGCGGCAGGTAAAGTACCGAGCCGCCCATGGTATTGCAGATGGCGAAGACGACCGCACGGGCCAGCTCTGCCGCCTGCTCGGAGTTGTCGGGCAGACGCTGTACCAGTTCGGCCTCGGCAATCTCTACCATTTCCTTGAGCGTGCCTTCCCATCGGTGCTTGATCGCCGGATCTTCCATGTTGGCCAGCACCTTGGCCGGGTCTAACTTATCGGCGTCACCCTCGAACAGCTCACCGTTGCTCATTGGCCTGGCCTCCCGTGCCGCTGGGCATCTTTCGCCAGGGCGGTGATAACGCCGCCGAGCTGGGTGGCATCGAGCCATTCCAGGCGCTCGACCTTATAAAGTCGTTTGGCCAGGGCATCGGCATAGTCCCAAGGGCGGCCAGCCGAGGCTAATTGCGCCTCGATCTTGCCGACCAACTTTGCCCGATCTGCCGCCGCATTCGGCTTGGCCCGCCCGGCCTTCGGTTTCCATCCCAAGCGCTCGAACTCGCGTAGCACGGCACCGACCTGGCGCGGGCCGAGATCCTTGGCCGAGGTTACACCGGCCACGCGGGCGAGCATCGCCCGATAGCTGTCGTCATCCATAGCCAGCTCTTTCTTGGCAATGTGAATCTTGCTCAATTGCTGATTACGTCTATTCATGCCGCCTCCCATCCACCAGTGCCGCGAATGCCGCTGGATCACGGCGAGCCAGATCGGCCGCGCCATGGATCAGCAACGTAAGGGCTTCGGCGTCTTCTTCGAATTGGCCGGCCTCGCAGATCCGCTTGAGGGCGGCGCGGGTGCCAGCACCTATTTCCAGCTTGAACCACTCGGCGCCCATGGCCTCGCGCCGGGCCTTGATCCGATCACGCCTGGCTTGCTGGCGGTCGCGGGCTAGGCGTTGCTTGCGGTCGGCTGGAGTCTCTTGCGTCATCGTTTGGTTGCTCATCAGTACCCGGCCACCACGCCGAGCAGACCGCCCACCTGGGGCGGTTTCGCATTTAGTGACGGGTGGGGTTGGTCTCCATCAGCTCGTTGTAAGCCCTGCAAATCTCACAGTCGCAATCAGGGTGTGCAGCGGTGACGGGGAGCGGGATGCGGTCCAGTAGACGGGCGTTGATCATCATCGAGTGGGCAACTCGACCAGCGGCCGACTCGTGCATAAGGGGCTCGTTGTCGCAAACGACAATGACGCCAGTCGGAGTGTCTTCAACGGTTAGGGTGAACTTGGACATGAGGACTTCTCTCTCTCGTATTCGGTAAGCGTCTTGCTGAATCAGTGCAGCGTGGTAGCGGGCGGCGCCATCGGGGCGCTGGCGATGTCGAGCGGGATGGGGGCGTACTGGTCCGAATCGCCTACACGTTCATAGACGCGGATGTACGATTTCGAGCCGACGACCTGGACCGCATCGCTGATCGCTGCCATCGCCCGTTGCCAACGGGCATCGCTGATCTCTAGCCGGCGCAGGGCCAGCACGCGGCCGGTGCTGATCTCGCCTTCCTTGTCGGCGCGGAACGCCTCGTTCACGATCACCCGCACCTCGCTCCGGGCGTCTTGGGTCCACTCGGCCAGACACTCGTCGATCAGGGCGCGGGCGGCCTGCAGACGCTCGTCGAACTTGATAGCGTCCTGGGCGGCCTGGACGATTTTGTAGCGCCCGTCGAACGACAGCAGGGTCACGTTCCCCTTCCGACCGCCAAGCTTCGCGCCGTACTGCTCGGCCGACAGGTCCACGAACGCCTTGATGTCGCCAAAGGCGTTGACCTTAAACTCGGCCAGCACCTGGGTGACGGTCTTGGCTTTCTGCACCAGTTCGGCCACTAGGGCGTCGCGGGCCAGGTCAATTGGCTTGATCATGTCCTCCGGCACCAGGCGGCCTTTGGCGTCTTCGCGAAAACCTTCCGGGATGGTGTTGTTCATTGCGGTTGTTGCTCCGTTTCTGTCGTGGGGGCCAGGCCCTTGAGCCGGGCCGTGATGTCGGCGATATGGCGCCGCCCGTTGATGCGTTGCTCTTCGCTAACCGCTGGTTTCGGCAGCGTCGCCCAGCCCTTCGGTGGCGGCAGTTGCCGAAGCAGCGCGGCCGGTGCCGGCCAGCGCTCGCAGGTCGCGAACAGCGTTGAAAAAGCGGCCTGGATGCGCCAGACGTCGCGCTCCTCCTCCCAGCTCCGGCCCTTTCCCAAGGCCACCAGCCAGACGTCGAGAGTCATCGTGATGGCATCGGCGGCGGGGGCTCCGTCCAGGCGCAGGGCGACCAGGCCCTGGAGGCCTTGGATGACCGCTCGCTCTAGCCACTTTTCAGCCATTGAGACGCTGCTCCAGGGCGGCCATGGCGGCTGTGGTCTGGCTCGCCGGGCGGTTCGGCAGACGCGGGGCGTCGTCCCGAACCACGACAGCGGCGCCGGCCTGGGCGACCTGTGGCTGGTACTGGGTCATGACTTGGTACAGCCAGCCGTGTCCCTTTAGCGGCGTCACCAGCCGGCCAGCCTCACGCGCCGCCAAGGTTTGCTCGATGGCCCAAGCCCAGCAGGCCGGGGGAGCCTCGAACACCTGGCCACCGCGCTCGATGCGCTGGGCTTGAAGATCCGGCAGCAGCTCAGCGAGAAGCTTGGCCACGCGATGCATCGTCAGCTCGCGAGTCTCTGGCCGGAATAGGCCGAGATAGCGGATAAGGGCATTGCCCAATGGGCCGGACAGCTTGAAAGCAACGCCCAGCGCCTCGCGGGCGCCGTCGTGCGCGATCAAGGCATCAAGCGACAGGGTGGTTCCGCAGTTCGGGCAACGGGTACGCATCAATGCACCCTCCCTGCGGGAGGGACTGCACGAACCTGGAAAGAGTGGCAATCCGCTACAGCAGGCGCTGGGTGGTTGTCCCACCATGCAATTTGCGCATCTGTCCATTGACCGTCTTCGCCACTGACTGGCCGATCAAGGTTGTAGGAGCGAAGAGCGCGGGCGAAGTTGTCAGCCTCCATTTGGCTGGCGAAGCGCTGGATGGCCAGCCCGTCGACAGTCTCTACCTGCCACTCCGAAGGCGTGAACTCGTCTACGGATTGGGGGTTAAAAGCATCATCCTTGGAACAAAACGACACGCCATCCGTCGTATCAACCGCAAGTCTACTTAGTGCATCTTTCTGAGCAAAAAAGCGGTCCAGTTGGACAGCCCGCAACTCCGCATTGCGATAGGTCTCCGCGAACCCAACGCACTTACCAGCACGGTTCAGCCGGATCATGCCCTGGCCGGCGATATGGATCTGGATTCGGCTTTGGTCAATGGACAGTTGCATGGGAGCCTCCGGCGCAATGGGGGTTAAAAGGGCAGTGCTGACACGCCCGCCAGTGCTGCATTTGCATCGGGTTGTGCGTCGGCGCGGGCCGCTCGCGGTAGCTTTGGCACTGCTCCACCGTCAGGGTCTCCCCAACCGCGATGCAGTCGATGCGGCCCAGGACATCGAGCACCCGGCGTTCAACGCCGGCCGTACTCGGGCTGCTGTACTTGTTGGCGAGTACCAGGCTGACGGCTGTGCGGCTCATGCCAATGCGGGCGGCAGCGCGGGTGCGGTCGCTGGCCTGCACTTCCAGTGCTAGCAGGCGGATGAACAAGGGTGGTTCTTTGCCCCAGGCCGATAGGTCTACGCGATTCATTGCATGGCACCTCTCGGCATAGGGATAAGCTCCAACTGAGTACGCTCGATGAGCGACCGGGTGGCACCGCCGCTTTCTTCTTCGTTCAGCCACTCGACCAGCAGTGCCCGTAGACGCTTGTTCTCCAAACGCAGCCAGGTCAGTTCTACGGGATCATCCGGGTTACCTGATGTACGTGCATAAACCACCTCGTCCAGGTTGGGGTCGTAGACCTGCACTGATTCATGCCGCTGCACGATGGGATGCTTCGGTCCGGTGTAACGTCCTGGATTCAGCTGGAAGGTAGAGGGGCGACCGGACACCCCTTTCACATGGCTGACATAGCCGGCCTCGGCCAGTGCGACTAAGTAGCGGTTGGCGTAACCCGTACTAACGTGCGTTTTCCCGACGCTAGCGGCTCTCGCCAATTCTTCCGCTGTTAGGTCGCCCCCGAGAATGCGCAGGCTGCGCCAAATGTTCTCCAGCGCGTAGTTGGCCTTGGTGCGCTCGCCCTTGGCATTTACCCTTGGATGATCAATGCCTTCGTCCACCAGCAAGCGGTAGCGAGACTTACGAGCGCTGGTCGGATGCGCCTCAATCACCTCAATCAAGTTGGCCCGGCCTAGGGACTCCAGATAGGTCTCTACCGCACGGTCATCTTGGCTACTGTGTCGGGCAATGTCGTAAGCGGTGAAGCCCTGGCGCATGACGCGGATGGCTTCCCACATGTTTTGCCGGGGCTCCTTGCCGCCGGTCATGGACAGATGGGCCGGTTTGCGAGCCATTAGCGCACACTCCGACGGGCCGGCGCTTCGCCGGTAAACCAGCCACGGCTACCCCAGGTCGCCAGATCCACCCGGTCCAGCATCAGGGCCGATGCCTCGGTTTGCACCTTATAAAGGTTCACTGCCGCTCTGCGCAGGCAGCCTTTAGTCGACCTCACCAGGTCCTCCAGCAGGTCGTCTGCCAGCTCCAATTTGGGATAGCTGGCACGGGCCAGTTGGCGCAGGTCGTCCAGCGTAGCGGGCTGGGCGGGCACCCACTCCAGTACCCGGTTGTGCAGGCGTTCCAGGCGTGCCAGGGATGCCGGCACTCGCTCTTCGCCAATCAAAACGATGGTGCCCTGGCTGGCGTTGTATAGGTCGGTCAGGGTATTGGCGATGGCCTTATCGAGCATGTACTGGACGTCATCCACGATCAGCGGGCGCATGGAGCGCGAGAGCTGCTCGGCGATCTGGTCCATCATGTCGCTCAAGGTGCGCGCTGGAGCAATGGACATTTCCTTGAGCACGGCCAGCAGAAACGCCTTTTTCGACCAGGTGTCCCGGCACTCGACGTAGTAGGCGCGGTGCATGTTGGCCGCGTAGGAAGCCGCCACGGACTTGCCCAGGCCGCTCGGGCCGTACATGACCACCAGACCGGGCAAGCCGACAGGTCTAGCCTGGGCACGTTGCATGGCGCCGCCCAATAGGCCGACGTTGGTAAGAGCTACGATTTTGGTTACACTCACGACGTTTTCCTCTTGCGTTACCGCTTTACTGGCGTGCTGCGAACACGCCGACTGCTTTCCACGCGGGCGTCTAGCCCGCGTTTCTTCCTTCAAAAATGCGCTGCTGAAACAACAGGTCGGGATGGGTGGAGTAGTGCTGCCACCACCGCGCCTCGTCTGCGCTTAGCTCTTCCCCAGCGGTCTGCCGCTGATCCAGCCTCGTCCAGAGTCGATACCGTTCCACGTCCGTACCCGGCACCTCGAAAACGGGTTGTTGCGCTACCATCGCCTGGGCGTATTCGCGTGCGGCGATCAGCTCAGCGGCCGGCAAGTTGGCCGAGGGCGCCATGGTTGGGGCGATCAACTCGACACGGTTGCCGGTCAGGGTTTCCAGCTTATCGACCGTCCGCTTGTACTGGCCCTGGGTGCGCTTCTCACGGGCCTTCTCCAGCATGGTCAGCGGCATGTAATCGGTGCTATTGCCATCGAGCAGCGCCTCGCCGATCAGCTCGCCATCCGAGGTATAAGCCCAGACCCGGCTAGCATCTCTAACGTCGTAGCCCACACGGATTTCTTGCCCGTGAAAGGCCGTTAGATCGGCCAGGAAGTAGCGCGCCCCGGAGAAGGCAATTTCACCGCGATGTGTGGTGCGGGTGATCTGCGGGCGGATCAGCCCTTCGACCAGAACGGCCGGCGCCACCAGCGGCTCCCAGCCTTCGCCAATGGCCTTGTCCCATGCCTCATCCGGCGACAGGTGCCGATAGGCGCCGGTTTCCGGGTCGCTAAACCTCGGCAGCGCTCGGTGCGGGCGCTGGTTGTACTCGGCCACCTCGCGCTCAACGCCGGCCATGAACACGCCAAACTCCGGTATCAGTCGAGTCTGGCCGACTTCGCGCAGTTGCTTTCGGCTGACACGGTGCACCCGCGTCCCGGCGTGCTTGTCCATGTCGGCGCCGATGTAGCTGGTCAGCTTCTTGGCCGCATTGACCCAAATGGTCTGGTGGCCGCGCTCGGAGAGCCCACGTGCTTGGCTGTTGTAAGGCAGCGAGTGCGTCATGGTGCCGCCCAGGCGGTCTACCACCTCGCGCACAGTGTCGTTGGCGAAGCCAGAGCCGTTGTCCACGTAGAACACGGCGAACATGCACGACCGGATGGCGTCCCGCAGAGCGTCGAGCACGCCGATAGCTGATTCGGCCTCACCGACCGAAATACCCACTACGCGCCGAGTGGCCACGTCGATAACCGTGGTGATTTCCGGGCGGTAGGGTTTGCCCGTTAATGGGTTGAGCACCTCCGCGTCGAACTTGTGGCCGTCGGCTGTGAAGACGTCGCCGGGGAACAGGTTCTTGGTCGAGCGACGACGGAAGGGCTGCAAAGCCTTGAGTTCCTGGGGGCTCATGCGCCCCTGATTCAAGGCATCGGGCGATAGCTTTTTGAGGAACCGTTGCACCGCATGAATGCTCGGCAGCTTGCCCGTCCAGCTCGCCGCGAACTCGGCATAGCTGGTCGCCACCGTGGGCTTGGTCGGTCGCTGATAGCAGCGCAGAAACGCCGGCACCCAGTCGGGTACGTCAAGGCTCGGGCGCTGCCGCAGGGGCGCCAGGGCGGTCTCGTTGCGGCCCGCCGTACGCCATACCGCCAGCCAGCGCTTGAGGGTGCGTTCGGACAGTGCGCGGTCCGCTGTCTTACGGTCGTTGGCCAGCTCGACCCGTTGCTGTAGGTAGGGCGACAGCTCACCCGCTGCCGCCAGGTTGATCAGCGTATCGATGGCGGCTTTCTGAGAAGTCACCTGCATCATCCGCTCGATCTCGCGACAGAAGGCGAGCCGGGCGAGCATGACTTGGCGCTGACTTTCATTCAGGCGTGACGCAGATTTAACGTCACGCTCTTCAATCAGTGGAGCCGTCGGGACGGACTCATTGACCGGCGCTTCCTCGGCAACCGCTCTGGCCAGGATGGCAGCTTGGGTTTCCTGCGGGAGCACGGCGAACGGGTATTCGTTGGCCTTGCTGCCGGACCGGCGCCGGCCTTCCCACTCCATTCGATCAGCCAGCTTTCGTACGCCTTGTACAGTCCCTGGCATACCGGATACGCCCACTAGCTCCTGGGGCGTGAACCAGTTACGCATGGCCATTCCCCTCGGCGGTTTTAGTGTTACCAACCGGACAATATCCGCTATCCTCAAGCACTCGATTTGCCTCGGCACGATTGGGGCGCAGGCGGCGCGGAGTGCCATCGCTGTTCCAACGCTCGGGCCAGAGCTGTCCGGGCTCCAGCCCAAGAGCCTTCGCAATTTCTCGCTCTACACGCGGGTAGGCGCGGTGCTTGGCGCTTCGCAAGGCGCGCTCGTTTAAATCAATCTCCCGAGCCAGGTTGGCAATAGTTTTTCCACGCACACGCAGCTGGAATTTGATCCATTCCCAGCGCCTGTTTAGCTCCAGAGGTATGTCGAAGGTTTCCATTTCAGACCATCTTCCGAGGTGGTTTTTTTGGGACTGCTAACGCCCGGTTTCGGACAATTTAACCCCAATACGGGTAACCGTAAACCATATTCGGCTGTTTCCATTCCCGTTTTCGGATGGATGGCACCCCTAATTCGGGATTTTTACTGTGAAAACAGACAGTTACGACGAAAAGAAAACCGCTGATCGGCAAGAATCTAACGTTTCTTTTCCGGATAAGGGTTTGGAAACCCGTATTGGGGCTGTGACCGATCTCTACGCTAGTCGGAAGGAGGCAGCCCAAGCCGCTGGCGTAGGGCTGTCTACTCTCCAGCGGTGGATCTCAGGTGAAGCGATGCCTGGGTTTGAGTCGATAGCGCAGCTCGCCGCTAGACAAGGGGTGTCTCTTGATTGGCTGGCTTCCGGAGAAGGCGCCATGCGAAGGGCGCAAGACGAAGAGCTAGACGACTCTATCTATGCCTTCATCCCTCTTTATGACGCTCGTATCAGTCAAGGTCACGGCGCTTGGAATGAGGGGGCTAAGGTGCTTACCCAACTCGCCTTTACGCGGAATAGCCTTCGGCGCAAGGGGCTGGAGCCTTCTCAGTTGGCAGCAGTGCGCGTTGACGGGGACTCAAATGAGCCGGTGCTTTCAGATGGCGACATAGTGATGATGGACCTTCGCCGCAACACGTTGCAGGGCGAGGCCTTCTATGTGATACGCCTGGATCATTTGCTGTATGCCAAGCGGCTACAGCGCCAGATCGATGGTGGAATCCAAGTCCTGAGTGCTAATCCGGCCTATAGCCCTATGATGGTCAAGCCCGACCAGCTAGATAGCCTGGAGGTCATAGGCAGAGTGGTATGGGCAGGCGGCTGGATGATCTGA